CATATTTTACACAAATAATATATTATGCATTTATTCGTAGAATACAAAAAGAAAAAAAACAAACACACACTAAACATAAAATAATAGAAAAAAGTATGATGGCTACTTTTGACCAAAACCCTTTAGACGATACAAATTACGGTAATCAATATATGGATTATTTACAAAAGAATATGTTACCACAAGACGGTCAAGAAGTTTACAAAGCAAACAGTTCTAAGAAAAAAGAAACTAAGAAGAGTTTGGAAAACTTTTATGAGGAAAAATAATGTATAAAGTTTATGGTACAAGAATATGTTTATATTGTGATAAAGCAGAAAACTTATTGAAAACAAAAGATTTACCTTTTGAAAAAATTTATATTGATGAAGATGATGATGCAAAAAGTTATATAGTAGAACAAGGATTTAAAACAGTTCCACAGATTTGGTTAGATGACAAATGGATAGGTGGATATGATGATTTAGCAAGATTCTTAAATAAATAAGAAGTTAAAGGAGATAAAATGTTTAGTTTTATAACAAATTTATTTAAACCAAAACCTAAAAAACCAAGTAAAGCTGGTTTAACCATGATGACTAAAAAAGAACTAGAAAAACTAGGTCGTAAATATGGTATTGAGTTAGATAGAAGGTTTACGAAAAGTGACCTTGTTGAAGAACTTTATGAACATTTAAAGAAGAAACAATAATGTACGAGTATAGATGTGAAATAGTAAGAGTCGTTGATGGTGATACTGTTGATGTTAATATAGATTTAGGTTTTGATACTTGGATACATAAGGAAAGAATTAGACTTAAAGGTATTGATGCACCAGAGACAAGAACAAGAGACTTAGAAGAAAAGAAAGCAGGACTTTATGCAAAAGGTGTTGTTGAAGGATTTCTACCAGTTGGTTCTACACAAGTTCTTAAAACAACAAAAGATAAGTCTGGTAAGTTTGGTAGAACATTGGGTGATTTTAGTATATATGATGGTCAAGAAGATAGGCAAAGAGATTTAGTAGAATATATGATACAACACTATGTGGGTGTTGCATATGAAGGTCAATCTAAAGATTTAATAAAAGAACAACAATTAAAAAATATATCATATTTAAAAGCTGAAGGATTAATTAATTAATGAAAATTGCACTAGTTACTGATACTCATTTCGGTGCAAGAAATGACCATGACCACTTTAACACATATTTTTATAAATTCTACGAGGATATATTCTTTCCTTATCTCAAAGAACATAATATAAAAACTTGTATTCATTTAGGTGATGTGATGGATAGAAGAAAGTTTGTGTCATATAAAACTGCAAAAGACTTCAGAGAACAGTTTTGTGAAACTTTTGTCACAAACGACATAAATGTGCATATGATAGTGGGTAATCACGATACATACTTTAAGAACACTAACGAAGTAAATTCACTTGATGAGTTAATCGGTGGTCGTTATGAGAACATAAAGATATATTCAGAAGCAGAAACTGTTGAGTTTGATATACCTATATTTTTTCTGCCTTGGATTAATTCAACGAACTATAAAAGTACGCTTGAGAAGATGCAAAAGACAAAGGCTACAGTTGCAATGGGCCACCTTGAAATAAAAGGGTTTGAAATGAATCACGGTTTTCCAAGTGAAACTGGTATGGATAAATCAGAGTTTAATAGATTTGATATGGTAATGTCTGGACACTTTCACAAAAAGTCAGATGACGGACACATATTTTATTTAGGAACACCTTATCAAATATATTGGAATGATGATAAATGTCCAAAGGGTTTTCATATATTTGATACAGAAACAAGAGAACTAGAAAGAATTGTAAACCCATACACAATATTCAAAAAAGTTTATTATGATGATTCTAATGGTCAAGACTATAATTTTAATCAAATAAAAGATTTAGAGGACAAATATGTTAAACTGATAGTTGTAAATAAAAAAGACTTATATATGTTTGATAAGTTTGTAGACAAAGTTTTAACAGAGTCAAAAGCACACGATGTTAAAATTATAGAGGACTTTTCAGATTTAAAAGCTGAGAATGTTAAAAATGAAATTGTAGAAAATGCACAAGACACAATAACCTTATTGGATTCTTATGTTGACGAGTTAGATGTGAATAACTTAGATAAAAATAGACTCAAGACAATGTTAAAAGGATTGTATGTTGAAGCAAGTAATATGGAAATTTAAAAAATTATTTTGGAAGATATGTAATATGATAACTTATTTTTTTATTTCTCTTGCAATACTTTGGGTTTGTTATATAATTACAATGGCATTATGGAATACTTTTTGTAAAGGATGTCCAAACGCTTGGTATCAGAAAATATACACCCACACATACCAAGAGGATAACTAATTGATAAAATTTAGTGAAATAAAAGATATACATCCAAAAGGGTCTATCTGGATTGGTGAAAATCGTAATAAGAATGATAAAACTCTTTTGCATAGTCAAGCGTTATCCTTTCACGAGAATTTCCTTGATGTTGCAAAAGATGTTTTTACAGAAGATAAAAGGTTTGCAGATGTAACTGAACACGATTGGATGCAACCACTATTTGATAAACTAATGAAATTATTAGAAGATGTTGGTTTTGGTAAATATTATGTAGTTCAAGCTGATTTCAATAAAGCAACAGATGTTCCATCACATTATAGAATGTTATATATACCTTGTTGTTCTCCAGACTGTATAGATTTAGATATTCAAACTGGTGAGAAAGGTATATTTAAATTACCATTAAAAGAGGGAAGTTTTATAGTGATGCCTCCTAACTCTGGTATTAGAATCATAGCACCACCAGGCAAAATGTTTTTAGGGTTGATTATGGGTATTTGTAAAGATGAGGATTGATAGTATACCATTGTTTCCGACAATGATTTATAAATTTAACATTGACCCTAAATTATATGATAAACAAAATATAATTGATATTGTAGAAAAAAATTATCAGAAAAGTAATTATAGAAACAACTTTGATAGTAATAGTGACTTACATCATTCTTACGGTGATTTTGACAATGACAATTATATTAAACCTAATTTAGATAAATTATTAGATGTGTACAAAAAAACATTTACTGAATTTACTAAACAATTAAAATTTAAAAGTTTTGAATATAGTTTAGATAATATAGTTGCAACAAAAGGTTCTCAGTATATGTCTCCTCATAATCATTTACCAGTTGCAGATTATTCTTGTATTCATTATATAAAGTTTAATAAAGATATTCATAAACCAACTACATTTAGAAATCCAAGTATGTATGCTAAAACTTTACATCATTTAAAACCTAAGTTTAAACCTAAAATAAATAATTTAGACTTCTCAATATTTTCTGAAAAACACTTTGTTCTGACAACAGAAGATGATATGATAATCATACCGTCTTATTTAGAACATCAAGTAGACAAGTCTTATGATGACGAAATGAGAATAACTATTGTTACAAATTTAATAGTAAATGACTAAAATGATTATAACAAAAAATAATATATTATCAGAGGAAGATAGGCTTCTTATAGTAAAAGATATACAGTATGAGTTAAAACATAATCCTACTCCAAATAAACTTAAACCTTTATATCAAACAAAGGTTGACATACACAGAAAATATGTTAAAATACATAAACATTGGGATAATTTTTTCAAATCAATATATGATATGTTTATCTTAAACAAGATAGGATTTGGTGCTTTCACAATGTGTTGGGGTATGAAACAATCTAAAGAAACAATAAATATGTATCACACACACCAGAAAGCAGACACTAACGAAAGTCCAGATTTAAGTATCATATATTATGCACAAAATAAATATCCTAAGTATGGAACTTATATAGGTATTGGAGATATGAAAGAAGGTGTGCAGAATTCACTTGTAGTTTTTGATGCAAGTATTCCACATAGGGCTCCAGATTTACCTAAAGAAGTTTTAGAAGAAGAAGATAGAATAATAATTGCAATGGATTACATATATGACTAAAAAATATATTCATGTAAATCAACATAAGATTCGTGCAAATAAAAAACACGGAACTAACGAACCAGTTATTACAATCAAAGAAGGTAAGAAAAATACATACTGTCACAGTGTAGAAATACTAGGGCCTTCTAAAATGTATTATGGTGGTAATGATAAACCAATTCTACCTTGTGGTGCAAGAGTTGTTA